TCATGAAGATGCACTCAGGGAACATGGACCAGGGATTAAACGTGCGTACACTTACAAAGCATTAAACAAATTGATACAAGGTAGTGCAGCTGACATGACAAAGAAAGCAATGTTAGAATTATACAAAGAAGGAATTATACCGCACATACAAATACATGATGAATTAGATCTATCAATTGAAGATGACGCACAGGCTAAAAAGGTTATTGAAATTATGGAGGAGGCTGTTAGTCTAGAAGTCCCAAATAAAGTTGACTACGAGTTCGGAAACAACTGGGGTGAAATAAATGGATAATTATTATGGCTTATTTAAATGCAAACATACCCGTAATAGAGTGTTACGTCAGAGGTAATTACCTCAGAGATCAAAAAGATTCACACGATAAATATTTTGAAGTAGGAGTATTTGGTTTTAGTTCAATACCAAACAGAGTACCTTTGTTTCATTTCTTAATGGAAGACGGCGGCCTGTGGTGGCGAGCACCTATCACTGCATTCTGTACAAAACCTGGAGTCAAAGAGCTTCCACTTGATGAAGTAGTAATGTGGGACAGCTTCAGCTACAATGTAAGTGTCACAACTTTTTATGAACTAGCCGGCGCCACTATGCAATACGTATCTAGACGTAAGGTAAAACGTAAAGGTAAGTATTTATTTACAATTGACTGGTGTGCAGGTGACTTTAACGAATTAAATTTTGGTTACGCAGAGAAACCAGACCAACACAAATGTGGCCATGTACTTGAATTAGAGGACGGTAACTTTGCAATACAGCCTAATAATAGACTAAAAATGTTTGATGCATCTATGGGTGTTGACCCAAACAAAAACTTGATTAACAGACTTGTAACAAGTAAGATATATTCCGTAGAAAATTCAGCTAAATGGATAACGGACGAACACGAAGAAGGAAGTTATGACTATCAGCTGAGAAACTTGGAGGAAAACGATGATAAGTGAAATTAAAGATAAAGCTATGGAAGTATGGCACGACCATAAGGTGTGTGTTTTAGCTGTTGTAGCTGCTTTTGTTATTGGAGCAATTGTATTCTAATGATTAGAGCATTATTCAGAAAATGGATTGTGAGACCTATCAGGAATTTAAAAAGAAAAATCTGGAAATGATAAATGATAGTAGATTTGTTAAAGAAAAATATAGTAATGGTGCCTGTGGTGGCTTCACTTGTAGTGGGGACATTCACAGGTGTCAGGTATGTTGTTAATTTAACAGATAGTATTAATTCATCAGAACAACAGATTATAAATCTCGAACGAGATCTTAAACAAGCTCAAAAAAATATCTCAGAAATAAATACAAGACTAGCATCTGCTGAAGCAACATGGCAGATGGCAGAAAATTTATACAGACAACTAGCAGATCAAGTTAGAGAAAACAGTTATGATATTAAGGATTTAAGTAGGTAATGCATGGAGATAGCCAGGATGAACTATTACTTTACAGGACTTCTAATACTGATGCTGACAGCCCTGGCTTTTTGTGCAACGCCAGCGTATCCTAGAAATGAGTATCTCAATGACGGTACTAATACTTGTAGTACTGGCGACGTTAGCTTATCAATCGAACAAAGAGACTCCGAGTCTAGGTATCGACACTATAATCCTGACAATAATTATAATAGCCCTAGTGATGATCAATCGATAAGACTTACCTGGAGAAAATATTTAGGTTCAGCTTGTACTAAAGAATTTAGAGAAGTGCAGACAGAAAATGCACAACTAAAACAACAGCTAGAACTGATGAAAATGTGTGGAAAAGTCAACAATAACCCCACTATCCAACGTAACCCTAACTTCGCATTGCTAGTACAAAAATGTTCTGGTATAATAATTCCTGAAAATAAGAAGCCTGACAACAGTCATTG